AACTTTGCTTCTGTCTAATAAATGTGGCTCTATCACTAATCCTGTTTGAAGGTTAGCGCGATAAGGAACCATTTGCTTTATTATAGAAAAGAGAGAACCGTTAAAGTGTTGTAGAAGTCTTACATAGTTTTGTGTTTTGTGAGGTACTACGTTTTTCTTTAAATACTCGTTACGTATGTTGGCTAGATCTTCATATGCATTCGAATAGACTTCGTTGTAGTCTCCTATATAGTCATCCAAGCTTAGGCCAGCAAACTGCTCTGCTATGTCTTTGTTTATCTCATCTACTGGTGATAGATATATTCCCAATCTTGGGCTGTCTATTGGTTGGTCATCTTGTAGCGATAGCTGTGTTTTTTTATTGCGATAGAGTTCTCGGCTAGTGTTTATTGTTTGCTCTAACCTTACTTTGTTGCTAATTGACCTGTTACCACTAATATCTGGCCATGGCATAAAGTTGGTTTCTACAATAGGATACCAATAAGAAGACGTGTTGGCTGTGTAATTAAAAAAGCTACCACTACGTGTTGCGTAGTTATAGTTAGGTTGTGATCCGCTTAAACTACTCGTCGCATTTAGGTTTATTTTTTTGTTGTCTGCTCCAAGTGGTAATCTAAACACAAGGTCGGCAAAACTACTAGTTGCTCCTGTCCATGATGGGTCTTCATAGTTAGCCCCTACAATGGTTGTTGGCGATATGATATGAGCATAAAATGCACTTTGTTGTAAGTTCAATCCACCACTTACACACAAAAGCGTAGGTGTTGGTGGTGATGCAAACACAGTAGATTGGCTTATATTAGCGTTTCCCCAGAACCTTACCTCTTGCAAGCTTCCACTAAAACTAGCTGTTATAGCTCCACTTAGTACAGATCCTGTGCCAAATTGTAATACTGTTGTGTTTGTTAGCCAATTTGATGGATCAGTTACGTCGGTTGACTGCAACGCTATGCTGGCGCTGGCTATTATAGGTGTTTCTGAGTAGTTTGCTTTTTGTCCTATGAATAGTCCATATGACGAGGTTGCTTGGTTTGTGTTGTTTGTATAGCCACTACGATCAACTAAAACGTTAACCCAATTTCCATCAAACAACTTGGTGTTGACGGTGCTACTAGATAAATAAGCTCTAGAAGATGATGTACTTCCTGCCAAGTATAGTTCCACAAAGTCTCCTGTAGTGTCACGACCTGTATTAACGTGTACGTATGGTGGTGTTGCTGTTGTAGCTAAATGTGCCAAACGCATGCTTTCTACTGTTCCTGAGCCGTAGTTTGTCTCTACTTTGAACCTAAATTCAAAGCTTTGTGGTACTTTTGCTGTTGCTACAACTCCAGAGCTGGTATCTCTCCAGTTAATGTCTAAGCGACTGCTGCCGGATCCTATATTTAAAGCATAGTAAAACCTATCGTGGTTGTATGTTGATTGTTTATCTAAATCGACTTCAGGTCCTCCGTACTCTCTTATACGAAGTATTGTTGATGGTATGCCATAGCAGTTTATTAACGCTCGAATACCTCTCTCAGTTCCTTTTGTTTTAAGTAAGTAAGGAAGGTTGTTTACAATACGCTTCCAAGTTTCTCTCGTTCTATCTTCTCCAGAAAGCTTTAGTGTGTTGTCGTAGCTTCCCGATGCATCTAATCCAAGCGTATACGACCACAAGTCTGTGAAGTTGTCTCCGTTACTAAAGTCAACTCCCAATCCTTGAGCTACGTGATATACAAGCTCTTTTGCAAAACCCTCCGTCAACTTCTCCTGTCTGTCGTATACTTTTGGTATTTGGTTTATGTACTCATATTGTACATCAAAGAAGTGACCTAACATGCTAATAAACGAATCAACTACTTGACTCTCTTGTTGTTGTATGTGCTCCGGTACTAATTTTCGTAGTGAGTATGAGTTGTTGTTATCGTATAAGCTTGCTGAGTCTAGTATTCCGCTTAACCAGTTTTCTACTTGTGTCGTATTTGACCCATAAAGCGTGTGTGGCTTTACAGATGTGCTTTTTGGCCATGCTATATCTAAAAACTCACCAAAGCTATTTGATACATAGCTTGATGAATCCAGGTACATGTACTTTTCAAAGCCATCAAAAGCTCCTACAATATTGTCAATTTTATTTAGAGTCGTAGTTAACTGCGTTTGTACATAAAAACTCTCAGACGCTGTTGATGTTGCTAAGCTTGCTGATATTCCTTGGTAATTTTCAATTAGCTTTACTTTGTATTCGAAGTTTTTTATCCTCTCGTATACACTACCAAACTTAGCAAAGTTTTCAAATCTCCTATAATCAACATTTAACTCAATTCCTTCTACAAGAGATTGGCTAAACACGGTTTGTGTTAATTGTCTTGTATTGCTTGATAATATCTCGTCCCAGCTTTGGTATTCAGTATCTGTCGATAAAGTCTTTTTTCTAAGAACATCGAAGTTAGGACCTTTAATCTTGGTAAACTGTGCTACCTTTTTTGTCGGATATACAATTACATTTTCTGTGACTGGTGGGTTTAGCTCTTGCGAAATCCACAAAGAAGTACCAACTCCTACAGACAGTGGCAAAGCTTGTTGTAGCTTAAAGATTATGCTGTATGGGTAAGATTGTACAGTGTACTTGTCTTGTATATAGTCCGTTACTTCAATAGAAGTGGTGTTATTTGTAAACACGTACAAACTAGATAATACAGCCTGCTTATCTAGGCCAAAAAAGTCTTCTCCAAAAAATCTAAAAAGTGCTGCGTTGATTCCGTCTGCACTTGCGTTGCCTTCATCTGTTCCGTCTCCCTCTAATTGAGCTGGTATTACTCGTATCTCAAGTCTGTCTGCTGATATTTCTTGAGCTAAAACTTTTAGTGTTGATGCTGATCCTAAGTAATTTCTAAGTAATCTTGTTTGTACTCTAAAATCCCCTGATTCGTAGCCTGCTTTTACTAATTCCTTTTCTAAATCAATGATGACCTCAGTTCCATTGATCGTATACTCAGTTGCTGCTGTTATTGATTCGTAATAGAAATCTTGATCGTTGTATATGTCTAATTGAACACCGTCGTTGGGAAATGTGTATAGACCACCACGATAGTTTCCAAATGGCGGAGGTGTTGTTATTAAGGAGTTGCTAGCATAGCTTGGTTTTGTCATGGCACTATCTTCCATCAAGGTTCCGTCTGGCATATAGTGAAAGCCTTGTGGCGCAACTGCTTGTTTAGCTATAGTAGGCAGTAGACTAGATACATTATTGACAGCAGCAGTTGCCATTGCTGGCTTAGCTTCTGTAGAGTTTTCTATGTTGTAGGATCCGTATGCCACTTGTTTAATATAAATACACTACTTTTTTGTTTTCAGCTTAGCCTATACCGTTTTGTAGCTGTTGTGTCAAAGATGCGTCTGCTGGCTCTTGTGGGTTTGTATCTGCTGGTGGTTCGATCCTTGTAATTGCCACAGGTGTTGCAAGACTCTCTCGTGTTGGTTGAATATACACAAAATTTTGCCAATCTTCCCCACCAGAGACAAGTCTATCTAATTCTTTCATCTGCGGTCCTGATATTACTGCTCTCAGTTCTGACCAAACATGACGAGGTGGTACAAAGAAGTTTGGATATTGTGTTGTTCTTTTAAAAGTTGTGTCGTATAAGCACAACTTAACATGCGCTAATCCTGTTCTAGGGTTGCCTGATCTGTAGAACTTTAACTTGTCCGTTAAGTGCTCTGCTTGAATTTCCTGAGAGTCGTATCTGTTAATACCAGAATCTGCTTCCTGTCCCCAAGCAATTGAACTATGGTTAAAGTTTGCAGTTACGTTTATTGTTCGAGTTCGTCTTGGTACAGTAAAGGTCTTGTTTATTGCAAAGAACGCAGCTGCTCCTGTATCTGATATTGGAAACCTGTTTTCTTTGAGTTTGTTAAAGTACTCTGCTGGATATGTTTGTTTCAGAAAGTCTTGGCTAAGCGTTGAACCTGGTCCATCTCCGTTACCGTATGCGTATTTATAAAGCGTGAACATCTCTTGCCCACCTTTATATGTCACAGGAACATAATCACTACCACCAGCTCCTATTAGTTTTGTTACTTTTTGGAATAGTTTTGTAAATACCGTTGATAGGAATACCTTTTCTTTTACTGCAAATATGTCATTTTCGTTAGGTCCATTTAACGTCTCTACCCCCAATTGCTCTCCAAAATCATCAACGTATTCAAGATCAAAGCTTATTGTGTCGTTGCATTTTGGGAACACATCGATTTGAGTTACTAAACTTAAATCTAGTTTTGGGTCAATTGCACCAACTCCACCTTCCGCCATTTGTTTTAAAGCATTAAAATCAACCACTAAAGTATTAGCAAACTTATCTGGTACAGCTGGTTTCACTATATAGTCATCTACTATCTTTCCCCCTCGTACACTCTCGTATACGTAAAACATTAATATAGAATATGCGTAATTGTAATAGTTGCCAAATTTAGTTCCTGCATCTGCTGTAGTTAGGTTGTATGGTTGTGCGGTATCTCTCGCAAATGTACCGGCTATGTCTCTATATCTGTCGTATGTTTGGCCTTTTAAGACGTCATTAAGTAGTACTGTGCGGTTTTGTACGGGGCTCCAAAAGTCTGATAAGTGTAGTGATATAAGTGCATGTGTTAATTGAGCTAATGTGCCGTAGTCTTTGCTATCAGGGGCATCGTTTAAGTTTAGATTAAATAAATTGTTAAGTACTTGTATTGCTTTTTGGTAAAGAAGCTCTTCAGCTACTGCAAATCTATTGTCTAATTGAGCTGTAAAACGAGCTCGTGCCAGTGTACGACGTGATTGGAAATCTGATGGGTTATTAATATCAGGCTCAACTATGTTTTGAAATGTCGCTAATTCTGGGTATTTAGTTAATTGCTCTGGTGTAAGCTTTCCTGCAAGTAGGATCCTTTCAAACGTATCCGCAAAGTCTCCTGATCCAATGTTTGTTGATTCTCTATACAATTTTTCCATAATTGGATATCTCCATTGTGGTGGTTGGTATCTGAATTCATCATTACCACTGAGTAACAAGATGGATAGTCTCGCTCCTATCAACCTGCGTTGTTCCAGTGATCCACCAATCCCTTGGCCTCGAAGAATTTTTCCAATTTCGTTTGGATTAATGTCTGCTTGTGGAAGCACCCTTAATGCAGTACTTTCCGTCTTGGCTGCATAAAACGTATCATTAATATTCTTAAATAAATCCAAATCTCCTGGTCCTCGTGTCGTTGTTGGACCAAAACGAATTCTAAATTCATATGAGTTTATACCCAATCCAACGTATGCAAAGAAATTTCCAACTAAGTTTTCCACTCCACAAACATAGCCATCTGCAAACGCACCTGCATTTGTAATATCTATTGCCTGTGTCATTTTGCTTACTGGATCTTCGTTGCGCTGTACTGGTGGTTTTGTGAAGTAGGTCCTTGCTTCTTTCATTTCGTGAAGCAGTCCTAATTTACCATTATTTGCATTAAAGTCATCTACGTATCTTTTAGATGGAAAGAAACACGCAAAGTCGTCTCCAGGATCTTCGTTGCTAACTATATTTGGTTTGTTGTTACCGTAGTACCAACCGTAAAAAGAACTCAATAAGTCTGGTAGCGTTCCCTGCTTCCAGTTCTGATAAAAGAAACCAAAATTTACCCACGAGTTAGAGCTGCAGAATCGAAATGGTAGTTCTGGTTGTACTGCTATATAAGCATCTCCAGACGGCCATAGTGTGTTTTCAATTAGGATACTTGCAAAGTTTTTACTATCGCTTATCCCTGGTGAAAACTCATTTACAGTTATGCCATTTGTAAGTGTCCAATTGTCCGTACCGGCTTCTCCACTACTATTTTTTATTAAGTTGCTGTAAAGCTCTGGTACTCTAAGTCTATCGTATACGGTAATTGTTAGGGTAGTTGTAGTAGTTGTTCCTGTGTCATTGCTGACTTCTAGAGCGTACTCTCCTGTAATGTTTCGTGTTACTTGGTCTGCCGTAAAGGTTAGGTTATTATATCCCTTATAGTCGTTTAGGTTATTTATACTATGGATGTAGGACCCATTTTTTAACCATTTAAATCTTAGGTTGCTTATGTCCCACGGATCCTCAATATTGTCTGGGTCTAATGCTGTTACTTTGATGGTAAACGCTGTGCCTACTAATAGGTAAATCCTACTCTCATCGTTTACTACTTTTTTAAAAGTACCACTAGTATCTCTTAATGTAGTTTGCTCTATTGCATATTGTACACCTCCCTCTGTAACGGGCACTATGACGGGTGGTCCAGTACGTTCGCTATATAGAGCAAAATTTGGTTTAATACCTCCTTTCTGAAACGTTTTAGTTGGCTTTATTTTAATTACCCTTTGCATGCCTATAATTATTGGTACTATACTCTAAAGTAAACAAGTCCGGTTGGTCCAAAGTCTATCTTAGTCGATATCGTATTTTCTGTAGTATCTTCACCCCCTTGCCACCACCTAGTACCTGCGTATATTGCTGATATTTGATTGGATGGTATATCGATTTGGAATTTTTTTACATTCTGGTTCATGCTCTTCCTTGGATTCTTTCCTGCTCGCCCACCTTCAAATGCGCTTATACTTGTGGGGTTATAATCTACGTTAGATGGCCAAACATCTACATAATTGCCTACGCCCGTTTGTCCATTATATTCGTAGTTTATATTTGCTAATTGAATTGTTAGATACGGATACACCTTATCTTTATTTGCTCCACTATCTGCAGATACTTCAATCCGAATAGTGTGCATACCTTTAAAGTTTAGCGTTTTTGCATCAACTCCAGTAGCTGCTCCAAAAGCACCAGTATTGTTAATTAACACCTCACCAGTGGTTAGATCCCTTATTATAATTCCACCAGAGTAGTCGAGATAGTCTTTGTCAGATTCAGCATTTTCGTCTCTATCTACAATACCATAATAGCGTATGTTATCGTATTTTGTGTAAAATTGTATGTACGCATCTCCCCACACATCTAGTATAGACGACAAGCCAGTAATATTGTTTGCTGCATCTTCAAAGGTAATTTGTGATGTGTATACGTCAATTGGATTAGGTCTTTGCTCTAATTCTTTCGATACTACTTCTATCAATCCACCCTTAAAACCACCTATACCTTGGGTAGTTGGTATAATTGGCTCTAGCACAAGACCTAATGAAGTAGCCATGGCATGTGATGCGTTTCCTGGTCTTATCTGCTCGTTTAATGGTCGATCTTTGTATTGCGAACTTTGATTTTGTTGAAATACGGATAACACACTATTTACATATTCTTTAAATAACAATTTTATATAAGGCTTTCTCCATAGTTCTAAATCAAAAAGGTCGTTAGTTATTACGTCTGGAGCTATTTCATTCATCCTTTCGGTTGCTATGTCAAATCTCAGAGTTACTCTAATTTTATTTGTTCTTGTGTTGAGTTTACTGATTACGTAGTCTTGATACTCCGCATATTGTCCGTAGGCATAATGCTCTTGTTTACTTGGGTAAATGCTATTGTACAGATTTAATATTTGGGCATATCCTTCCGTTATAGGATTTAGCGCCACAGTATCACCTTCTCCTGTTGTTACTGTTGGAAATGGCGGTTGTACAGGGTCTTGCGATGCTTGCTTATATAGTGTTGATAGCTTATCTACTATCTGAATGTTGTCTACAAGCTTCTCTTCTCCGTTTTCATATATGGTACTCGGTAGTGGAGTCTCTCCTTCGTATTCTTGAACGATAACTGTCACAGTTTCCTCTAAGTAAGCAGGGCCCGCTAAGACGAAGTTCTCATATGATATTCTAGGTGCGTTTGAGAAGTAGAATTCCTCCTTATTTCGCTCGTCTGGACCTATTATGTCAATTGTCGGAATGAAGCGTGTAATAGCGTTCCCTAACACGCAACCAAAGTAAGCTCTAACCCCTTTTGCTCCATAAGCTCTACCGCTAATGTAATCGGTAATTCCACTAAGATCAATATCTTGGTACACAGCTGCTTGGTTAGTTCCTCCGTTAGCAATATACTGGATGGGTTCTCTTGTAAAATAAGCTGCGTTTTGTTTTAGGAGGTTTGCTGGTGTAAATCCGTTAATGCTATTTGTTCTAATGTTAAGAGGATGTGGATAGATTTCGCCAGGCATATGCCCAAATACAGATGCGTTAGGTCGCTTTGCATTTGTCTCTTGGTCTTTTGATAGCATTTGTTTAGTCGCTAACCCTCCTATAATAGCTGTCCAGTTGTTTGTTGAATCGAGTGCAAATCCATTTTGGATTGCATTTTTTCGATTAAAAGGTGCAAATGGATCATCTGATCGTACTGGGTCTAGTACCTCAATTGCGATGTCCTCTGAAGAAACTTGTCCTATGTCATTGGTGACTATGCAC